AAATATAAATCAAATAATGTTTTATTATAAGATGGTAGTATATCTGATAAATCATTTGAATCAAATAAATTATAAATTAATAATTTTTCATAAGGCATAATATAATAAATATAAAATATGACTTCAAATTCTGTTAAAAAATATAAATGTAAAAAATGATAAAAAATTAATTTCATTAACTTGAATATATATATATATTTAAGTTAATTTAATAAAAGAAGTAAAATATATATTAAATTTTTTATTGATATTATATTTTTCATATAATATCAGATAGCAAAAGATATATTTAAACTAAATTTCGATGGTTATTGAAAGTAGTTTTGTAATTGATATCACAGTTAATATGATATCAGAATGGCAAAAGGTATGTTAGAAACTAAATTTCTATAATTACTAGGAACACACAATTTTTTAAACATCACAATTAATATGACGTTAGATAGCAAAAGATACATTAATTATTTACAATGCAATGGATAAAGTTAAACTTGTTTTACAGTTTTTTTAAAAAGACACAAGACTTAAAAATTATTAATTTTTTCAAGACTTATGGGAGTACACACTACTACCTAAATGTCTATGTGTAATTGAGTGGCCGAAGCGACGTTTCCACGATAAACACAGAATTTTTTAACATCACAATTAATATGATGTTAAATTAGCAAAAGATACATTAATTATTTACAATGCAATGGATAAAAATTTAAAAAAGTTAACTTAAAATTTTTTAAAAAGACACAGGACCTTAAAGATTTCATATTTATCTAATCTATTCGATTAAAAGATTAATCTCTTCAAGGTCCTATGGGAGTACACACTACTACCTGTGTGTCTATGTGTAATTGAGTGGCCGAAGCGACGTTTCCACAATAGATTTTAACTTTATAAGAGTTAAAAAGGGTCTTTAACTCATGTAGATTTGTACATGAATAAGGGATGCATCATCAATACAATATTAATTTAGTCCCAAACCTGATAACTGATATTTATATATTGCAAATATAAATTATTAATTTCAATTTTTTTTAATTTAACTTAATTTAATTTAACTTTAACAACTTGACGTCTTTTAGATGAAATCATAGAATTTAAATCAAGAAGTGGTGATTTTTTATCATGATCTGGATCAAAATTAACATCATGATATTTTAATGCTCGAGGTATGCCAATTTTAAAATCAGGAGTTTCTCTAGATTTAAACCAAAATACTTTTTTTTGTATATCAGCAGATCTAATACGATTATCAATAACCATACAACCATAATTATCAGTTACTTGTGAAAAAACTTGATCAAATATATCAAATTTTGGAAAAATACCAGCATAATGTTCATAAATTTTCTTTCTAGATGAATATGTATCTTCGCCTAATAAAAAAATAAAATCAAAGTTATTTCTAAGTTCAGGTTGAATACCAATACAATATTGCATTGCTAATATAAAAGTAAGTTGAAAATGTCTACCTTCATTAAATATAGAAAGTACATTAGGATCTTTTAACCATAAATGTTTAGAACTCATACAGTCATCCATAACTAAAAATGCTCTTGGATCAATTTTTTCTTTACCATCTTTTTTTCTTTGTTCATTTTTATCAATAATAATTTTTTGTCTATGTAAAACTTTTGGAATAATATCTTCTTTATATTCATGATGTATAAATGAAGCAGGTACAATATCATCAAAAAATTTAGTCATTTTATCAGTAGGTGCAATAACAGTACCACATGGAATTTGAGTTTTAGATAAATAATATAAAATTTCTCTAATAACCCATGATTTACCAGAACCAGATTTAGCAATCATTGCAATTCTAGGATTAACATATTCACCTCTATCATTAACTACTAATTTTTTTAAATCAAATTTTTCTAATTGAATTGTTTGTCCACCAATATTATAATCATTTTGTCCACTCATAAATATATCATACTATTAGATAATAATATTTTATTTTTTATAATCTTTTTTATATGTTGTTATAAAAAAAGTGGGTTAAAAAAAATTAAATTATAATAATATGATATTCAATATCAAGTATTTCAATAATTAAATTATAATAATATGATATTCAATATCAAGTATTTCAATAATTTTATTAATAATATTTTTTTCTAATACATCTATTTTAAGTGGTAAATAACTAGTTGATTTTATAATTGTATCAACTATAGCTTGATCTAAAGTATTTAATGAAATATAAGCAAGTTGAATAGGATCCCAAGGATGTAATCCAGCTTCTTTTCTTTATTGTTGATATTCTCTTGCTAATACTTTACCAATATATATTTTTTCTGTTTGTTCATCTTGTGTTAAATTTAAACTAACTGAAAGTTGTAATAAATCATTTGATTCAGATACAAAATTTACATTGTTACTAGGTATATGTTCATCAATAATAACTTCATTTAATTCTATTCTATTATTTTCAAGTTCAATATAACTATCTTTAATTAATTTAGTTATATTTTCTTGTGTCATTGTTTTAATTGTACTTTGAACTAATTTAGATTTAGGTCCTAAATTTTTAAAATTAGGTTTAATAGTATATATTTTAATACTTGGGATATATAATTCTATTTCCAAATCAATAATATTTGTTTCTGTTGATATAAATTGCTTCATAGTTTCAGTATTTAAAACACTAAACATATCAGGTAGAGCTTTAATAATTGCATGTTTAATAGGTCGTTTTTTAGGTAAAGTTCCACGTAAACTGCGAATCATACTAATAACTTGCATTAAATAATTAGATTGTATTACATATTTATTATTAATCCATTGAATTTTAGAATTAGTAAATTCTTTACAATGAATAGATATATTTGAATCTGAATTTAATTTCAAATTAAAATGTTCTGTTAAAAATGGTAATACTGGTGCTAAATGTAATATAGATAATTCTAGAACATATCTAAGTACAGAAAGACTATTAAAACTATTTTTAAGATTATCTCTATTTAATCTTAGATATTCATTATTTAAAGTTTCAATAAATTCTAAAAGTAAATTATAAATAGGTTGTAGAGTATATGAAAAATATAGTTCTTTTAATTTAGATACAAATATTTCAGTTATACTAATAATCCAATGGTCTAAAGGATTAGAAGATTCAATTAAATCACAATTCAAATTAATATTGTCTAGCTTGAATTTAGTTTCATATTCAAAATAAAATGAAAATGAACTAGATAAAGGTAATATAATATTTTGCATAATACCCTTTACTTCATTTTCATTAAATTTAATACTATCTGCTTTAGCTGCAACTGATGTAATTAAATATAATCTTAATGCATCTGAACCATATTTATTAACTATATCCATCGGATCTGGATAATTTTGTAAACGTTTAGACATTTTTTTACCATCAGAAGCTAAAACTAATCCATTTACAATAACATTTTTAAATGATGATTGATTATTTAAAGCAGTTGATATTACTAGTAATGTATAAAACCATCCTCTTGTTTGATCTAATCCTTCTGCAATAAAATCTGCACAAGAACTGATATCTAATGTTTTTGTTATTGCAAATGGAATAGATCCAGATTCAAACCAACAATCTAATACATATTCACATCTAAAATATTTAATATTATTTTGTATAATAACAATATGATCAATATGATCTCTATGTAAATTAGTAATAGAACCAGATGGTAAATTTGCTAATTCTTCTAAATGAGATGAATTTTTAACAACAATAATTTTATTACATTCAGATTTCCAAATAGGAATAGGAGTTCCCCAATATCTATTTCTAGATATACACCAATCTCTAGCATCAGCTAACCAATTATGAAATCTGCCATCACGAATATTTTGAGGAACCCAATTAGTTTTAGAGTTATTTTCAATTAATTGTTCTTTAATATCAGTTACTTTTAAAAACCATGAACTTACTGCTTTGTAAATTAATGGTGTATCTGATCTCCAACAATATGGATATGAATGTGTATAATCAAATGTATCAAATAATAATTCTTTTTCTTTTAATTCTTTAATTATTATTTTAATTGAATCTTTAATACTTAGATTACTAATAGATGATGGTTTTATATCAGAAATAAAAATACCAGATTCATTAATAGGAATATAGATATCATTAGATAAAAATCCATTATTTTTGCAAACTTTAAAGTCATCTTCACCAAATCCAGGGGCAAGATGTACAATGCCAGTACCAGAACTATCATTAACATAAGAATCAGAAAATATAGATAATAGTTTATTAGAATCAAAAAGAGAATGATATTTAAGGGTAATTAATTGAGAATTATCAATAGTATTGATGATAGTATATTCTTTTTTTTTGAATACAGAATCTAATAAATT